GCCGTCGCCGTCGCCGTAGCCGTTGCCGTGCGTGGTCTGGCTGTTCTCCCCGAGCGACGAAGCGAGGCTTACTGCCACGACCCGGGCTCGCAGTCGAACGAGCCGACCATCGTGAGGACGTGGAAGCGGACCGTGCCGGCCGGGTCGAGCGTGGTCCCCGACTTCGGGCCGGCGGTCAGTTCTCCGAGGCCGTTGGCGGTCCCCCAACGGCGGATCACCTTGGCGTCGCTGAGGGTGCAGTCGTCGCCGTCCCGGTGCCAGCGGCCGACCATCACCCAGCCGCGTTGGAGAATGACGATGCGGGTCTCGGCGGGTTCGGTGACGGGACGGTAGGTGACGTCACCGACGAGGATGGTGGGCATGGGCATGGTGGTCTCCTTGGTTGTGGTGGTCATCGTCTGGTCGGGTAGTCGTCGGGGCGGTCACAGTCGGGGGGCCCGTCATCCGACGGCCGGTGGTCGCCGCCCCAGTCGACCGGGTTCGTCCAGCCGTTGCCGGCGGCGTGCGGGTCGTCGTCCCAGTCGGTCTCACCCCGAGGGTCGTAGCTCACGACGTGACCACCCGTACGACCGTCATCGACTGCCCGGTGTGGTCGTGCAGCACGTCCCCGCACACGGCGAACAGGGTGCCGGTGAGGGCGGCCACGAGAGCTTCCGGGGTGTCCGCTCGGGCGTTCACCGGCCGGTGGTAGCCGCAGTCGAGGTGGACGGTCGTCGTCTTGGCCCTAGTCCGGGTGGTGGTCACGCCGCCACCGCATCCCGGTAGAGCCTACCGGCAGCGTCCTCGGGGGTGACGGTCCCGCAGCGAACGTAGTTGACGATGTAAGCGGCCACACCAGCGATGCCCATGCGGACCACCTCAGCGGCCTGCATTTCCAGTAGGGCGCCGGCCTCGGCCGGGTAGTCGGCGGCGAACGCTGCCCAGCGGTCATCCCCGGCGGCCTGGTAGGCGACCAACTTCGCTTCCCGCTTGGCTGCGGTGGCCGCCTGCCGCTTGGTCCGGGCAGCGGCCCGCTTCGCCTCAGCGATCTCGGTGGTGGTGCGGCCCTTGCTGCCAGCGCAGGCGAAGCAGATGCCGTTGGCGATGTTGGCGTAGTGGTCGATGTAGCCGACCCCGTGGCACTTGTCGCATGGAACGAAGATGGTCGCTGCGGTGGTGAGCATACCCCCATCATCGCACACCCCCCGTGACGATAGCAAGGGGAAGTTCAGCCGTCCCGGTGCAACAGGACCCGACCGGGCAGACTCTTGCTGCCGCCCGCCAGGTGCCCGACAACCGCATGCGACAGATGCGACCCGCCGCCTAGCCGCTTCGCCCGGGCCATCAGCCGCAGGATCGCGGCGTCACGTTCGGCGTACAAGGCTCGCATCGACGTCTCACCTGTGGCGATGTGGGCGGCCAGCTCGGGGAGCCGGTCAATGTCGGCGACCGTCTGCATGTCCAGGCCAGTGGTGGCGGACACCTTCGCCCGCTTAGCCTTCGCCGCGAGACGGTCACGGGCAGCGTCGGAACTCATGGGGGGGATGCTACCTCACCCGTCTAGGGGGGAGATCGGCGTGAACCGTGCACGTTCCGCCCGAGCCAGCCGCCAGCCGCCGTCCAACAGCCCCGTACACCCGTCCGTCACCTCACGGGCGAGCACAAGAACGCCCGGCATGGGCAGCGACTCCTCGTCGTACCCGGACCACACCTTCGCCAGCCGAAAGTAATCGACCACCCGGGCGTCGTCCGCCCACAGGCCGGCGTCGGTGATGGCGTCCTCCACTGCCCGGCACAGCTTCGACAGGTCCGGGGTGCGGTCCGGGTGCCGGCGCCGTTTCGGAGCGCTCTTAGGCCGGGGCAACGTGAACACCATGCGGACGGCGACAGGCCCGTCAAGGCAGGGTGCGCCGGCTTCACGGGCGGCCAGGCCAGCCTGCTTCACATCCTCCCGCCACGGTCGCAGCTTCTTTGACGACTCGACCATGACACCACCGCCGACGTGCCGCTTGCTGCCCTGGGGTGCTGGGGTGCCGTAGGCGACGAGCTGCCAGCCGGTCACGGGTTCGCCCATTCGAGGAGGACGTCGGCGTGGCAGGGCTGGTCGAGCGGACACCAGCAGGCGAGGTTGAAGCCGGTGAGGGCGTCAAGATCTGCGTCGTCGGCAACCCGCCCAGCGTGGAGGGTGAACAGGCCCACGGCGTCGGCTGCCGCTTCCGTTTTCGTTGCCCGGGGGTGCCCCCGATGGTCCGGGCCCTCTGCCCACCACGACGTCACGGCGTACTTGACGACGAACGGGTTCCCGTAGCGGGTCGGGCGGGCCACCGACTTCGTGCCGGGCGGCATCCGCCACCCCTTCGTGCGGCGTAGTTGGATGCGTTGCGGGGTCATCCCGGGTCCAGTTCGTCGAGGGCACGGACCTGCTCGGCGTGGCCGCGCTCGATGTGAGAGCGAAGACGGAAGCGGGTCATCGACCAGTTGCCGGACAACCACCGGCGGGGGCAGGGGACGTCCACCTGGGTGACGAGGCCCATCCCGACGAGCGTTCTAGCGGTGGCGTAAACGCTGGTGCGGGGCACCCCGGACATGTCCGCAAGGTCGTCGCTGCCGGCGGGAACGCCGTCACGCTCCACGAGGGCGACGAGCACCCGGGCCTGGTAGCCGGTCAAACCGACCTTGATGAGCGTCAGCTCGGCTCGGAGCACGGGGTCGACGTAGGGGGCGGGTGCGGGTTCGGTGGTGGTCATCGGGTCTCCTTGGTGGTGGGGTTGGTAGGACGGTGAACGGGAGGGGAACCGGGCTCGGGGGAGGAGGACAGGCCGTGAGCGTGCAGACGTGCCCACGACTAGGCCGCTCACGGTGCGGGCGCCAGCGGACGGTTGACCCAACGGTCACGGCGGGCGTGGACAGCACCCAACGCCTTCGGGGGGAGGGTCACGTTCAGCCATCCGCCCTTGTCGGTGCGGCGTCTAGGGGGGTGTGCGATCCGGTCACCGCGGTCGACCTGTCGGCGGCGAACCCAGCACCTCGCGGTAGGCGTCCTCCTCGACGAGTGAGGCGACGATGGCCCGCACCCGGTCCACCTCGACCGTCAGGTCTCCGATGTAGGCGGCCGCCATCTCCCGCTCTGTGGCGCAATCCACCCCACCGCAGACCAGTGCGTCGGCGGCGTCCTGGGCTCCCTCGTGGTACGGGCACGGCTGACGGGACCCGGCACACCAGCACCCCGTGCGGTCAGTCGGGGCGGTCACGGCCGGCAGACCGGGCAGACATGACCGGCCACATGATGCCCGTCCACCCAACGGCGGTGGCGGGACGGCTGGCACCGCTCGCACGGCCGGTACGTGCCGTGTCCTGCCGTGTCCGTCTCGACCATGCTGACCCCTTCACAGTCGGGGCAGACGATCCGGCCACGCGGTCCGTCGCTGTCAATGTCGGCGTCCGCCCGGCGTCGTGCCTCCGCCCGCAACGCTGCGACCTGCTCGTCGACGCTCACGGGTCGTTCCTGGCCCGTTTCCGGTTCGGGCGGGGTTCAGCAGCCTCCATCGCCGCCCGGACCGCTGTGCGGGCAGCAGCAGCCTCCTCACGGGACGCTCGCCCCGGTACCGGCCGGACGGCGTCGAGCTCGGCGACGCCGTCGACGGGCGGCAACGGGTAGACGACGCCGCCGTGGCGTGAGTCGAGCTCGTGGCTAGGCGGCGCCTCCGCCCCTCGCCGCGGGGTGCACGCCTCAACCACAGCCCGCTGCCGTGCCGCCGGCCACAACCTGAGGAAGTGGGCACGGTCCGTCTCGACCATCTCCGAAGCGCACAGCTGCCGCCAGCCGCCCAACGCCCCGACCACCTCGGCCAACGCAGGATGCGACCAGCACGGCGACCCGTACCTGCCGACATGGGCGAGCTGCGCCTGCACCTCCTGCCACGCCTCGTCCGCGTCCGGCGGGAGACTCACACCGGAACGGCGCAGTCCCTCCACCACCACCCAGCCGAGGGGTGGTGGCCAGTCCCGCCCGTCCAACGACGCGGCCCGGACCGCTTCGACCGCCGGAGCCAACGGGACGTGCTCAAGGTCAGCCGCCCAGGTTGCTACGAGCGACATCAGGTGGGCGGGTTCGGTGGGGAGCCGCCAGTTCGGCCACCGTTCCGCCATCTGCTGGAGGAGTCGGCCGGTTTCGGTTCGGTTCATCTGCCCACACTCCGCTCGACGCCGGGCGTGCATGCAAGGAGGGCATCCCGGAACGACCAGCCGGTGCGTACGCGGACCCGCTCGATCCACAGGTACCGGTTGTCGGTGTCGATGTGCGGCCACAAGACTCGGATGTCGCAGAGCAGGCGGCCAAGGTGGTCCGTGTCGTTCACAGTGTCCCGCTTTCGATGAGGTCTCGGAGTGTTGCCCTACCCGCATCCGCAGAGTTGGGCCGGGGTCGGGATCGGTTCAACGCCACTTCCATGCCGGCCAGCGTCCAGACGATCCCGCCCGCCACGATCGCATCAGCCACAGCTTGCGGAGCATGGCCGTTCGTCAGCAGCGTCCTGACGATCCCACGGACGGAGAGGAACCCGCCACGAGGTGAGGGTCTGACCCGTTGCTCGTAGGCCAGTGCGGTGAGGCGCTGCGCCATCTGGTCGACCGGGTCCGGTACGGGTTCCTCTGACGGTTCGGCGACCACGTCATCGAGCGGTGCCTGCGGCGCAGCCGCTAGGGGTTCTCTAGAAGAACCCTCTAGAACTCTCTCTAGAGAGACAGTGCATTCCGCCGTGGCGGAATCTGGTTCCGTGTGGGCGGAAGGACTTTCCGCCGTGGCGGAATCCGAGGAGGGCGGCGGGGTCGGGTGTTCCGTGGTGGCGGAATCCCGGTGCGGGTCGTCGAGCGGCAGGAAGATCCCGTCGGTGCAGTCCACGACCGCTCCCAGCTCCCGTAGCGTCGCTAGGGCCGAGTAGACCGACGTCTTGCCGAGCCCGGTTTCCTCCATGATCCACGGGACTCCTCGGGGCGCCTTGCGGTCGTACGCTCGGGAGGCGAGGGCGATGTAGACCTGCATGACGGTCGGCGTCGTGGCGTCGTGGCGGTAGACCCACAGGGGCACCATGGCGAAGGGCGTCGTCGTGACCTTCACGGCTGTCCGCCGAGGTGGGGTACTCTGGTCATAGGGCAACTCTCCTTGCTCTCATGCTCCCGGCCGCTGACCACGGCGCGGGAGCGCTTTCAGTTGGTCTGTACGTTACCACGCTGGCGGGCCCGGTACGCCAAGATGTACGGCTTGCAGGCGACGGTGTTCGCCTCCGTGCAGGGGCGGCAACGGCAGAGCCAGTTCCTGTAGCCGCCCGGCGTCCCGTGAGGGCAAGCCGGGTCGGCATGGCGGGTTGCCAGCCTAGAGCGCAGGGAGCGGTGGTAGGCGACGTTCGCCGCCCGGCATCCCACGCACCGGCACCCGTAGTTGTACCTGCCCCTGGTCGCCGGTTTCCCCGGGTGCGGATCGTCTGTCACCCGCCGGTCCCCACCATGTCCACAGGTTGCGCACGGACCCAACCGGCCGGGTGCAGCTCGGCGCGCAGGCGTCGACCGCACGGCAAACACAGGCCCTCAGTGCCCTCCGAGCGGCCGCGCTCGAGGCTGTTACCGCACCGGCAGCAGCAGGACGACGGCGGCAGAACAGGTAGGGTGGTCATGGAGCGAAACTCATCCTTTCGTTCATCGTGCCGTCCCACCTGTGCTGGCGCTCTGGGTGGGACGGTGCACCACACTCGGGTGCTTGTGCTCACGGTACAACTTCCGGCGGGTAGTGTGCGGGGTGACGGTCACCCTTGGTGGGGTTCGACCCGGCGGCGCCCCCGGTCCCCCCCATGTGGCCGGGGGTGCCCCGCGTCACGGCCGGTCCGCCTCGTTGGGGCAGCGGTTCGTCCCTATCACGCACCCTGGGCTGTGGTGCCACCCCCAACGGTCCTTCCGCCATCCGGCTTTCGGTTTCGTTAGCGGCGCGTGGCGGCAGGTCCATAGAGGCGTGCGGGTCGGGTCAGCCACGGTTGACGATCTTGCGGACACCGGAGTGTGACAGGCCGGCAGCCGCAGCAATCGCCCGCAGACTGGCACCCTCCGCCGCCATCGCCCTAATCTCCTCATCACGCCCGCGTAGGAGGTGGGCAAGTGCCGCCCGGGATGCGTCAACCAGGGCCGGGTAGCCGTCGCCCCTGCGCCCGCAGCTGCAGGACCACGCGGCCCGTGGCGGCCCGTGATCCGGGTAGACGGTCCAACCGACCAGGTCGATGCACTTGTGTGCGCTCACTTCGCCTCCTCCACCCGGTGGGGGCCGGCGGTGCAGTTGCCTGCGTCCACGATGGCGACGAGGCGCCGCTCGGCCACAGCCCGGCTCCGCATCGGTGGAGTGCGATAGGCGCCGCAGGCCACCACCCAGCGGGCCGAGGTTGCCCCCCGCCGGCTGGTACTCATCCGGCGAAGCAGACGAGGCCGTCACGGTGAGCGACGGTGGTGGTCGGGACGGCAGCGGCGAAAGCCGCCGACTTGCGGACTGTGAAGCTGACCATCCCAGCCTCCCGACGGGCGGTGCAGGCGGCGACCTCGCAGGTGGTGGCTGCGAAGCCGGCGCTGGAGGCTTCGACCGTCTCTCCGCAGCCGCAGCCGCAGAAGATGGTGAAGGTGGTGGCGATGGGGGCGGTGGTGGGGGCCATGTCCCTTACCGTACACCCGGTACCCACGCCTGTCAACCCGGGATCCACTACCGGGGCGAGATTCTGCGCAGCATCCGTTCCATCGCCCGCCCGATCAGGTCGCCCGGCTTCGCACCATGACAGTCCGGGCAGCTCGGTGCGGTGTGCAGGTGGCACTCCTCGCCGCACCAGTCGCACCCGTCACCGATCGGCGGGCCAGGATCGTCAGCCACGATGTTCGCCCCGGTCGATGGCTCGGGCAATCAGCCGGCAGGTGTACCCGACCCGAGCCCGCACCCACGCCAGGACGGCTCGCCGCTCCTCTTCGCGGCCGTCCTCGTACCCCTCATGGTACGGGCACAGACTCCGAGGATCGCACAGCTGGCACGTCGGGTCAGCCACGGGCGCCCCGTTGAGCACGGCGCATCCGTTTGCGCTCCCCCTCCGACGTCCAACCCCACACGCCCGGACCCCCGAGGGCCAACGCGAACGCCAGGCACGGCTCAACCGACGGGCAGCCGGCACAGATCCGTTTCGCCGCCCGCACGTGCTCGTTCTGGCTGCCCCCCTCGCACCCGAAGAACACTGCCGAGTCAACGTGCCGGCAGGCCGCCTCCTCCCGCCATGACGGGTCCGCTTCCCGGGCCCGCACGTCGACCAGCGGCTCCTTCGGTCGGCCGTTGACCAACCCGGCCGCCTTCCGTGCCCGGTACGCCCGGGTCTGCGCTGCGGTCGCCATCAGTCCCCTTCGCCGAACGGGCGCCCCGGGTCGGTGTCCTGCTGCCCGTTCCCGGCCCGATCCTGCTCCGGGTGGGCTGCTGCCCCGTCCGGGGCTTCCTCGGCCAACGAGCGAACGTACCCGTCGACCGCTTCCCCGTCCGAACCCTCAACCTCAACCTCAGTGTCGAACGGGTCCTCCCCACGGGCAACCTGCGCCTGACGGTGAGCAGCAAACCAGGCCCGGGCGTGCACGGTCGCCGTGTGCGCCGCCACCGTCGACCCCTTGGCATGGTCAGCCTTCCACCGCTTCAGGCGCCGGAGGACCACGGTATCGACGCCGGCGAGTACCGCGTTCCACGCCTCCGCCTGCTGCGCCAACCCGTCCCACCCTCCGGCCTTCGCCTGCGCCTCCGGGTCTGGCGTCTCCCCCCGGTCCTCCGGCGTCATGTCAGCCAGGCTCGGCATGATCCGCAGCGACTCAGTGAACCCGGTGCCCCCGCCGAGCAGCTCGAAGATCAGATGCTCGAGCGGGTTGTCAGCGGGCAGCAGCAGCCCCCCGTTCGGCACCTCCACATGCAGGCTCCGCACTCCGATGAGCGTCGCCGTGTGCGGGCGGCGCATCCGCACCCAGGCGGACACCGCCGCCGGCGTCGTCTTCTGCACGTCGACGGACCATTCGGTCTGCCCGGCCACCGGGACCCCTCCGGCGACCTTCGACACCTCCCGGCCCTTCGCTATCACCAGACCGATCCCCGGCCAGGTTCGCAGCAGGTTGACGATCTGGTTCCACCGGTCCTTCGCGTCGTTCCACAGGTTCATCGACACGTCCACCTCAGCGTCCGGGTCGGCGGCCAACGTCCGCTTCCCCGCTCTCGACTGCCGGGCCCGGGCGGACGCCCAATCCTTCAGCAGCGCCCACAGAGCGGAGGCGTCGTCGATGATGATGACGTTCGGCTTCCCGTCCACGGCGGGGATGGCGCAGGCGGCCCGTAGCTGGTCGAGGAGGTCGGTGAACGTCCCGGCGTGCTCGACCACCTCGTACGGGCCGAGTTCGGCGTACTCGTCGGCGGTGCCTTCCCCGAGGTCGAACACGAACGTGCGGCCAACGTGCGGCGACCGGGACAGGCTGTACGTGGCGACCGATTTGCCGGCTTTCTCCTCCCCTTCGACGAGGATGAGCGGCCACGCCACCTGCCCCGTCGGCTTCCGGGTGCGGAGCGCGCTCACGACGGGACCACGGTCACAGACGAGGCGGACACAGTCACAGCCAACCCGGGGACCAGGTCGCCGGTCTCCTTCTCGTAGGCGGCGAACCCGTCCTCCACCTCCATGACGTCGACCAGCGAGGCCAAGTCTCTCAGGGTGGCTGTCGTCGGGCGGGTGAACCCGTCGGCACCGTTGGCGAGCGCCCATGCGAGCAGCGCATCTTTGTCGTCGACGTCTATAGCCCACGGCTTCCCCGGCGCCCTCGTGCGGACCACACCGGCCGGGGTGGACACGGTCGCCTTCCCCGTCCGGTCCCGCTCCGCCAGCGCCCACACGGTCAACCGGTCGACCATGTAGGCGAGGGTGCGGGCGTCCCGCTCCCTCGCCCGGGTGCGCCATTCGTTCAGCCTGGTTAGTTCCACCTTGTACGCCCGGTCGATGGCGTCCAGCTCGTCGGTCGCCTTGCGGACGTGGCGCATAGCCCAGGCGGCGGCGCCGATCCCGTCGATCGTCCACGCTCCGGCTTCCCTGGCGGGGGTGGCAACCCCGTCGGGCCACTCGACCTGGTCGGGGTTGGCGCCGTCGGCGACCCATGCGGCCACGTCGGCGGGCACCGTCCCATCGTCCACCGCGGCCGCGGTCAACGCATCCCTGACGTACCGCTCGCCGGCGGCGGTCACGATCATGTAGGGTCCTTCTCGTCGTAGGCGCCGACCATGATGGCGATACCGGCACCCCACATGCGGAAGGTTGCGAACCCGACGACGAGGAGGAACAGGTCGGCCCAGGGTGGCAGGTACAGGGTCGCGGCGGCGGTCACAGCAGCCACAGGACGATCAGCAGCGCCGTGGTGCACAAGGCGAGGGTGCACAGGAACAGGGCGAGGTCGTCGGCGTGGATCCGGGGTCGGCGGTCAGGCATGGTGGTGGGGCTCCGTTCTTCGGGGGACACCCCGAGTGTAGACCACCGGCGGGCCAGCCGTCTAGGGGGGTGTGCGATGAGTGGGGACGCGAAGAAGCCCCCCGGCCGGGGGCCGAGGGGACGACGCGATCGATCGGGGTGCGAGCAGAGACGAGGACCTTAGGCCAACGGGACCGAACCTGTTCGGACCGTGCCAGCGGAGTCCTTAGCCTTGAGCATCACCTTCGTGGCCCCCGGCGTGTTGTCGAGCCACAAGGCCAGCTCGCTCACACCAAGGTCAGCGTCAGCCGGTACGACGATCCGTTTGATGATCCGGTACCCGGCGGGCCCGACCCGTTCGGTGATGGCACCGTTCAGGCGGGCCTGCTGAATGTCGGCGGTCTGCCCGCTGATGCCCTCAGCGATGAGCGCCACATCACTAACGACCGCCGCCTTGCCGTGAAGCATCGCCAAGGGCGTGGTCGCACCGATACCGAAATGGCCGTTCGGGGCCAGGGAGCGGGGTCGTGCCTGCCGTGACGTTCGAGATGAAGAAGGCGGCGGCCCCGGCCACGGAGCACCCAATGTCCGTGTTCTGCTGTGTCGAGGTCGTGTCGATGATCTTTACCTGCGCGGCGCCCACCTTCGCGATGGTCTGTGTGGCGGTGAACGTGTTAGCGCCAGCCCCGACGGTGCCGGTAATGGATTCGTTGACCCGGTTCACGAGGCCGTGGTTCCCGAGCGCCGCGTACTTACCCGACGGAATGGCCCCATCAACCCCGTTGGTGCGGACAGGCACGGCCGACGCCGTGAAGTCGTTGCCGATAATGGTGATCCCCTGGCCGAACCCGGTGATGTCGACGGCCACACCACCCTCAGGACGGCACCCGGAGATGACCACACCCGTGCAGTTGCGGAGCCGGATGTGGACAAGAGCGGCGTCAACGCTTCCCTGGTTCGACGCTGACCGGACCCCGTAAAAGTTGATGGCCTGACCGAACAGGTCGAACTTCACCGACCCTACCCCGGCAACGTCACCGGCCCATGTGGCCCCGTTGATCGTCCAACCGTTCGCCGCGAACTCGCCCTGCAGGTAGCAGCGGTTCACCTGCGGGTTAGCCTGGATCGACTGGCCACGGGTGCGGCCCAAACAGACCGGCTCGAACGTCGGGTCGGACCAGGAGAACGCTTCGATCGCCCCGTCAGCTTGCACGTTGTACGTGCTCTGATAGTTGAACGTTGGTGCGTCCATGGCGAACGCGATGACGTAGGAGGGTCCCATGCGGACGGCGACCGACCCGTACACGAACGTGTTCACCTTCGCTTTGGAGATGATCAGGTGGTTCAGCGACCAGATCGACCGGGCGATGCCTGCGTTGACGTCAACGGCCCCCCAGTTGCAGTTCTCCGGGTTGAAGAAGTTGGGGTCGGCCGCCTGCCCGGTGGTGCCCTGCAGCTGCGCCGAGTTAGCCAACGTCTGCCCGGCCTTGTCGGCGGTGCACCCGGTGAACGTTGTGTCTGTCAGCCCGGTGTAGGTGACGGTCGCGCTCGTCCCGTCAAGCATTTTCAGGAAGAACGACTTGGGTGCGGTGATCTCCGTACCCGCCCCACCAGGGAAATAGCGGGTCGAGTTGACATCGGTCAGTGTGAACGTGGTCCCGACGGCCGGCAAAGTCTGCTGGACCCGCAGGAACCCTGTCGGGCACTGCCAGTCGATCTTCAAGAAGTCGCCGATGTACGCGGGCGACGACCAGCGGAAGTCGATTCCGGTGTAGACGACGCCGGCGGAGGCACGCTGGAGGATGCACGGGAAGTCGCCGGAGCGGGTGAAGATGATGACGACACCCTGCTGCCCGCCTGTGCCGGCCCGGCCGGTGAACCGGGTCGCCTTGTACTGGTCGAAGTTGAGGGTCCCACACACCCGGTAGACACCGGGCGGGAGCGTGCCCTCACCCTTGACCAGCTTCACTGCGTCCCCGAACGCTTGGATGGCGGGGCCCGCGTCCCGGTACACCTTCAACCCGGCGGCCAGCGTCAACGCCGGGGTCATCCCGGCCGCTTCCATCGCGTCGCACCCGGTGAACGTTGTCGACGTCTTCCCCGTGTAGGCGACGCTGACGTCACCCTGGCTTGTTTGCAATGCGAGGAGGCCGGAGGTGGGCCATGATGTGTTGTCACCGCTGATCGTCAGCGTCCATGGTGCGGCCGGCATGTCGCCGGTTGGGGTGACGACGGTGACAAACGTGGCGTTCGTCGGCGGGGCGTAGGTGTTCAGCGAGATGGCGTCGCCGCCGCTGCTGGCTGGGAGTTGTACCGCCGGGATCTTGCTAGCGGCGTCGAGCGTCGCCACCCCGTTCGCCGCCCCCTTCTGGGTTAGGGGGATCCGGAGGGCGTTGGCGGCCGCTTGGTCTGTGCTGACTGGCTTGGCGGTGTCTGCCGTGTTGTCGACCGACCCGAGCCCGACGTCGGCCTTCACGAGCCCGAGCGCCGTCTTCAGTGCGGCGTAGCTCTTGCGGACCCAGCCGGCCCCATCCGTGGCCAACGCCCCCGCGACCGTCGCGTCGAGGGCGGCGATC